AACTCAACTGATTTCCCCAGGCTGTTTGTGTATATTACTGTTACGCCCATGCTAACCTCCTAACCATTCTTTCTGTTTCTTGCGCGATTTCGCTAGGTCTTAGTTCCTTCGCTGAATTTATAGTCTGATCTACCTGATAGACGACTGTATTGCCTAAGCCGCTTCCTAGGGCTCTAGGATTTCTTTCTAGGGCCAATCTCGAAGTTAGGCTGTCCATGTTAGCGGCGTCTATTAGTTCTGTCGACATGTTACTCATAAAGGCCTTAGCCTTTGGCAT